AAAACGCAATTAAAGAAATTAGAAACCACCTCAGAGCGTGCCGGGTTCATTGCGGGTAAAGCGTTTTTACCTGCGGTTGCTGCCATGGGTGCCCTTACCGCGGCTGCTGGTTTTAGCGTTAAAGCAGCCATAGAGGACAGCGCCGCGCAAGCCCAATTAGCAAAGACATTGCAAAACGTCGTAGGTGCAACCGACGCGCAAATTAGCGCTACCGAAAAGTCAATTAGTGCTATGGCTATGGCTACTGGCGTGGCTGACGATCAGTTACGCCCGGCGATGGCCTCACTCGTTTTAGGAACGCAAGACGTTGCAACGGCTAACGATGCACTCGCATTAGCGCTCGACGTTTCAGCCGGCACAGGTGCAGACCTAGCAACAGTAAGCGACGCGTTAAGCAAAGCGTATGGCGGCAACTTTAGAGCGTTGCGCCAGTTATCGCCACAGTTGTACTCAATGATTAAAGACGGTGCCAGCCTCGATGAGGTTATGGCTGAACTATCGCGCACGTTTGGTGGCTCGGCAGCCGTCGCAGCGAACACAGCAGAGGGAAAATTTAAGCGCTTAAACGTCGCGCTAAGTGAAGCAGCCGAAGCAATCGGGTTGGCTATTCTGCCAGCCGTTGAGGCCGTACTGCCATATCTCATAAATTTTGGTAATTGGGCACAAGACCACGTAGGTACCCTCATGGCTGTAGGCACCGCCATTGCTGCCATTGCTACCGCGCTTATTGGATTTAAGGCCGCGCAAGTAATTGCTAACGCGGTAACCGTGGTAACCACCGCGCTTAACTGGTCACTTGCCGCCTCAGCTGCAGCCGCTAACACCGCGCTAACCATTGGCGTTGGTGCTGCCGCTATTGCTGCCGGGCTTGTAGTTGCCGCGGGCGCGTTCATGGCGTTTAAGGCTGCAACCAAAACCAGCGTAGAAACCATTAAACCGTTTGGCCCGCAACTCAGCGAAATAAACAAGGGCCTTGGCCCACTACCTGACCAACTAGAAAAAACAGGTGGCGCCGCTAAAAACATGGCAGACAAAGTAAAGGAAGCCAGCGACGCGTTAAAGAAGTATTTAGAAGCCGCGCTAGCCGATGCACAGGCACAGTTAATAGACGCGCAAACCGCGTTTAGTGATTTTGCTACAGAGGTAAGCGACAGCATTAAAGACGCGTTTTCGTTTGCTGATGCTAAAGAGGCTGGCGATGAAACAGGACAAGGGTTTTTACAAGGCTTGCGCGATCAGGTAGCCGGCATTGTTAAGTACGGCAAAGACGTTAAAACGCTATTGGAAATGGGCTTAAGCCAACAGGCATTACGGGCCGTGCTTGACGCGGGCGGGGAAAGCGGCGCGGCTATTGCAGCCGAGTTAATCGCTGGCGGTGTCAATGCAATTAAAGAAACCAACGATTTAGTTATGGCTGCCGATAACGCAGCTGCAACCATCGGGCAACAGGCTGCTACTGCATGGTTTGGCGCTGGCGTAGATAACGCTAAATCTTACCTAGAGGGTGTCGAGGCAGCGTTTGCGGAAGCACAGAAACGGCTTAAACAAAAGGGCCTTAAAATTGCTGACATTAAAGGCATTAGCGCGGGGTTCAGCGAAGCGATTACACGCCCACAAGTTGCCTCAGTTACCCCACTACCTGCCGGGCAAAGTTATGGCGTTACTGGCGGCGGTGACATAACTATTAACTTGTCTACCCTTGTGCCTAGCGCACAAACGGGCGAAGTAATTATTAACTCAATACGTGCATATAACAGGGCTGCAGGCCCGGCAAATATCGCGGTGGCGTAATGGCCACGTCGGTAATTGCTAGCGGTGACTACGAATTATTTGTAGACACAGGTTTTCAGTTAAACGCATTTACCCTCAATGACCCGGTAAAGGGCGTGCTCAATAACACCCAATACGTGCTAGACGGCACCACCGAGTTTGCCCCAATGCTGCAATACAGCAACACCATTAGCGTTAATCGTGGGCGTCGCGAGATCGGTGACCAATTCAGCGCCGGCACCATGACGTTTAGCCTCGACGATAGTTTGGCTGGCGGAATACTAAACCCGCTGTACTCAAGTAGCCCGTTTGTAGACCCCAGCGGGCAGTTCACCCTTGCCCCATTACGGCGCGTGTCGTTTGGGCGTTACGACAGCACTAATACATTTGTCGAATTGTTCGCCGGGCAGATCGTCAATTATGACTACTCGTATGAATTGGGCGGAAACAATACCGTTATGGTTTATTGCGCTGACGATTTCTATTTACTGGCTCAAACCGCTATGGCTGAATACAACGTAAGCGAGGAATTAAGCAGCGCCCGTTTATCGGCTGTACTTGACCTACCCGAGGTTGCTTATCCGGTAGCCAGCCGAAACATAAACACCGGCACCCAAACCCTTGGCGGTGCATCGGCTTACACCATTGCTGAGGGCACAAACGTAAAGGCATACATAGACCAAATACAAACCGCCGAGCAAGGCCGTATTTTTATGGCACGCAACGGGGTGCTCAATTTCGACCCGCGCATAGGTAACACCCTTAGCGGAAGCGTTGCCGATTTCCATGATGACGGCACCCAAATTCCATACAACAATTTGGCCATATCGTATAACGCCGATCAGATCGTAAACCGTGCCAGCGTGCAACACCTTGGCGCAACCAACCCCGAGGTGGCAGACGATCTAGCCAGCCAAGGTAAATACCTAATCCAAACGGTAAGCATTACCGACAGCCTTTTACACAATGACACGGCAGCTGCAAACCTTGCCAGTTACCTGCTAGTTGGCGAACCTACCCCTACGTTTACCGGGGTACAAACCGATTACCTAATGCTCACCACAGCCCAGCGAGAAGCCCTAGCCCTAGTAGACATTGGCGATACGATCACCATTACCAACACCATTGCTGGCGGTGAAGTAGCCCAAGAGTTAAGCGTAGAAGGCGTGGAACATCGCATAGATTTTGTGAACGGCCACCGCGTCACTTATTACACGGCACCTACCGTAATTGTCTACGAGTTTATTTTGGATAGCGCGGTATATGGCACACTCGACAGCGCAAATGTCTTAGGATAAGGGGCACTATGGCTACACCGTTTCCGTTTGTCGCGTCGCAGGTGCTCACCGCGGCGCAACTTAATGCAATTACCGAGTTACCAATTAACGCTAAAACCGCTAGCCACACACTTATTGCCGGTGACGCTGGCGCTCGAGTGCAAATGACCAACGCAGGTGCTACCACCATTACGGTAAACGCCTCGGTATTTAGCGCGGGTCAATCGGTTTACATTTACAACATGGGCGCGGGCACGTGCACGATCACGGCAGGCACCGCAACAGTTACTACCTCAGGTTCACTAGCGCTGGCGCAATATGGGGGTGGAACGCTTTTATTTACCAGTTCTAGCGCTGCTACTTTTTTTAGCGGTGGCGGTGCCAATTATGGTGCCGCAACAGGTGGCACAGGTGTAGTAAACGTCACGATTGGCGGCGTGAATTACGCGTACACAAGTTTTACAAGCACAGGAACATTGACCGTTACTAAAGCGGGTTTGTTTGATGTTTTGATGTTCGGTGGTGGCGGTGGTGGTGGAACGGGTGACAACACTTCAGGCGGCGGCGGTGGCGCAGGTGGCGTAGTCGAGCAAACAATTTATTTGACAGCAAACGAAACCGTAACAATTGGTGCTGGTGGTGCTGCAAACGTTTCGGCCAGCGCATCAAGCATTGACAACACAGCGCGCGCAATGAGCATTTCAGGTGGCGGTGGTGGTAGTGGTTATCTAGGTTCGCAATACACCAACGCAAGCATGGGCGGCTCGGGTGGCGGTGCTGGTTCGTTTCAGTATTTGACTGGCGCTAATTCTATGGCAAACGCAGTTAGCGGTTATGCAGGTGGCAACGGCGTAAACAATTCAAGTGCTGGCGGCGGTGGCGGTGCAACTGCTGTTGGTGCTAATAGTGCAGGAAACACAGGCGGTGCTGGCGGTGCTGGTTACGATGTCAGCGCTTTTATTGGCGGTAGCGCACTATTAAAGGCTGGCGGTGGTGGCGGTGGTGCGTTAACTACTGGCGGTGCAGGCGGTTCGTCTATTGGTGGGGCTGGCGCGTCAGGAACAAATACGGGCGCAGCAGCAGCAGCAAACACAGCTTCAGGTGGCGGTGGTGGTTGCGGTGGCCCACCTGCAAACGTAAACCGTGCTGGCGGTGCTGGCGGTTCAGGAATTGTTTACATCAGGTGGAAGGTTTGATATGGCACATTTTGCACAAGTAAACAACAACATTGTTGAGCAAGTAATCGTTGTGGCTAATGCTGACTGCAACGATTTGCCGTTTCCTGAAAGTGAACCGGTAGGTCAAGCGTTTATTGCTTCGTTAGGTATTGCGGGTGAGTGGTTGCAAACCTCGTATAACGGTAATTTTCGTGGCACTTATGCCGGCATTAGTTACGTTTATGACGCAGATTTAGGCGAGTACGGCGAATTTGTTGCACCGCCATCGGCACCGTTTGAGCAATGAAATGGCGTTATATGATCGGGTACGCGTTGCTAATCGCGGTAGTAGTTTGGGGCTGTAGTGGTTGCACGTTTTCTAAAACTAATGTCGAGTACCAATGTTTTACAAAGGCCGCTTGTGACTAAAACACCTGAACAACAACACGCAGGGCTAATCGTTTTCGTTGGCCGCTTAATGGCTATCTGCTTTTCTTTTACCGTCATGGCATTTATCTACGGCATTTTGTTTGTAGATCAGCCTACGGAACAGGCCCCCACCGACGCGCAACTCATTGACCTGTTAAGCACGTTGCTGGTTTTCCTTACTGGCACACTTAGCGGCCTAGTTGCGTCTAACGGACTAAAGAGCAAGCCCGGCACCAATGCACCCACCGATTAAAAAACTGGTTTTACCAACCAATTTGGCACACGTTAAACCGGGTGAATTACCCGCCAGCCTGCTGGTAGATGTTAAGCCGTTTGGCAAACTACACCCGTTAGCAGCGAACGCATACAACGCGGTTAGAGCTGCTGCATTTGCTGAGGGCATTAAACAATTTAAGCCAACTAGCGCGGGTGACACTTACCGCAGTATTGCGTTACAACGCCAAGGGTTTTTAGCCCGTTACCAACTAGCACCCATTGACGGTGTTAAACCTCGAGTGTACGAAAACAAAAACTATTACCTAAAGCCGGGCAATGCGCCAATGGCGGTACCGGGTACCAGCCGGCATAACCTCGGTTTGGCCTGTGATTTTGCGAACATGTCGGGCGCCACGTTTGAGTTTATGTGTGAGGTTGGCCCTAAGTTTGGTTGGTCACTTGAGGTAATGCCAGCCGAGCCGTGGCATTGGTTTTACTGGCCCGGTGACAAAGTACCTGCAGCGGTAACCCAATACTTGCAAGGGCTTGCGCCAGTATCCCCCACCGCGTAACACGCGCCTACTACCGTTTTCGTACCGACGAAAAGAGGTTTACCGCGCATGACTGAACTACAAACCTTTACCTATGAAGCATTTGTAGGCAGACTAGAAAACGGCCAGCAAGTACTGGTACAGATTTTTAGAAACCCTGACACACTCGAAGTACTACACAGCCAAATTGCGTTTAAGACCATTGCTAGCGGTACATGGCAAACGCCCTACACGATTGAGAAACTATGACCATTGCATTAAAAGCCGCGTTTACCGCGCTATTCACTATTGCAGCTGCCGGCATTGCGCTAGCCCTACCAGCATCGCCAACAACTGCACCCGACCGCCCCGTAAGCACTACAAGCGTTTACGAGGCAACCCCACCCACTACCACCACGTTGCCCGCATACGTGAACACATGCACGCAGGTAGCCACATTGGCACTCGCTGAGGGTTTACCGCCTAGCGAACTAGAAACAGCGCTACGGGTGGCTAATCGCGAGAGCCGATGCACAAGTGATGCGTTTAACGCCTACGACACAAACGGGGGCAGTTATTCCATTTACCAAATTAACGGCTATTGGTGCCGGCCTAACCAGTATTGGCCTACTGGCTGGTTGCAGGCTAAAGGCATCGTAGAAACGTGCAGCGATCTATTTGACCCAACCGTAAACACTCGAGCCATGGTTGCTATTTGGCGTAACAGCGGTTGGCTACCATGG